TGATCGTAGGCCATACATATAATTATAGTATGGCCACTGCTGGTGGAGTGAATCGTAGAGGTGAGTGAAAGCCCACTTACGATTCCCCTTTTCACCAGTCGCGACTGCACCGGGCCCATGCCTCGGATTTATCATCGAGACGTTAAGTCCACGAAGACAAATCATAACGAGGTACTCGGCGTAAGACAGGACGCTTTGAGCGTTAACTGTCTTGACGACCTCACTCATGGCAACGGGTAGCTCAGCCTCAATAAGGCGAAAGTTTAGAAGCTTTTCAGCTTCTTGCTCAGCCGTATAGGGCAGCTCTAACTTATACCATAAGTACAAGAGGGTGCGTAGACCTTTGAGGGTCTTCGCACGGTGCAAGTCGTCATCATCACCCAGTAACACGTAACGCCAGACGGCGTTAAGGAAGAGTGGAATCCCGTCATGGTCGGTCTTAAAGGAACAATCCTGAAAGACTTCCCTGTACGAGTCATCCATCTTCTCTAAATAGCGATCCAATCGTCTTCCTATCCCTGGGAGGACGACTGTTGTGAGGCTGATGCCTTCAGACTCGATGCGGCGTATTAAATACACTCTATCTCGTTTGATATCATCAGAATCCCACATAGCTGAGATAGATGTTAGAGGGGGAAGTGACACATAAAGTTGTGTGACCAGTTTACTGGACACATCCGCTATTATGCGGGCAAGGCTTTTCATTTCCACCATTTCTAGCTTCTCTCCTTACAGGCTGCAGATCACCATCACTTTCAAAAGCCGCGAGGCTTAGGAATCACTTTAGGTGGCTTACCGAAACTACTAAAGTAGTCATTGAGGACACCCTGAATGATACGACCAACATCTTGCTTGATAATTCCAGCAATTTGCGGATCGATATAAAACAGGAAGCCAGAAGGACGATCTTTCGGAAGGGAAAACCTTCCGGGTTTCGATTTTGCCATCAGCACTCACCTCTGACGAGCTGAGCGTAACGGGTCGAGTTGAAGAACGATTCGTACAAGAAGTACCACGGAGTGTCAATTTCCGTGTCACTGAGTACAGAACCGCCTTTTCCAGGACCAGTAATGGTGGCCGAACAAGACTGCGACTGCCACGTTCCCGTGGTCGAGTTATATTTCTCGATAGTCACAGTTACATTGTCTCGGCGGATGGGACCGATAGTTTTGTTAACCGGACGACCGACCGAATGCCGGATTTTCATAGTCATACGAACGTCTGACGCGGGCATGTCTGTACATACCCAGTCCGAACCGTTCGCATTCTGCGAAACTCTGGTAAACGAGCGATTATTCGGTACTGAATCAATCGGTAATGATAAAGGATCTGCGAAAGCCATTGTGTCTCCGTTCCGAGACTATCTCGGAAGTAGGGTCGTTAGCGCTCCAAGAAGGTGCTTATCTCCTTCTTCGCCAGCCTTGCTGGATAAGCG